TATGTAAGTACAATGGTCAGCCGTATTTCGGTAGCTGTCACCCTCCTTGGGATTGGACGGATGGGATGCGAACTCACCCAAGAAGGTGATACTCTCACCTTTAAGTTCACGACCGTCCAGCAGCATCTCCCAGTCTTCATGCACGGTCCAGTCGGCTGATTTCCCGGCAAGGATATAACCGCCATCCTTTTTGCGACGATAACTGCCGTTCCTGAACCTTGCGATCCTGATGGGAGGATTGGATGTTTTCACCTTGGAGATAAAAACACAGCCCGCCAAAGTGACCATGGTATTGACCTCGTATGGGGTCTTAGAGGATTCCCAATGACCGCCACCTATTACAGACAGGCCCGGATCACCCTTGTCACCTTTGGCGGCTGATACAAGCCAGTCCGGATTGTTTTCGGATGGCTCGGAAATAGTGCCCTTGTCATTGACGCACAACCATGTGGAACCGTTATGGGGCACACGGGAATAATATGCGTACTTCCTGCCCGGCTCCCAGCTAGGGAAGTCGATAGGAACGCGGACTGTGCTACCGGTAATTTCATCAATTTGAAAAATCAATCCCGTCATGATGATATCCTGCAATACCGCCGAGAACCTGTCGCAGTTGATCCCGTTGATGGTCATACCCTTCTTCTTGCCGAACCAGCTCTTCATCTGTGCCGGCTCCGGGTCCCAGGTGTTGGCATTGTCAACAAGGGTGATACAGCAGTTACCGTCACGCACGTCTATGATGATATAAGTCTGACGCTCCTTGTCGGTGAAGTTCCCCGTCTGTCCGAGACGCATCTCGTTATGGGGAACGAACTCATATCCGGGACGCGGAACCATCACGAATGTCTTCTCGTCGTAATCTGCGGAAGTGATACGGTACTGTATTTTCCGGAAACCAATAAAGTCACCGGTAGTGACGCTTTTGTCATGCCAGAAGCCTAGGAGGATATCGTCCGGCTTCTGTCCCAGCGGTACACCATCCTCCAGATCAGGGGTGACAGTATAGCTGCCGTCACTATTGGCGACAAAGCTTTTTATCTTCAGCCCTCCGCCGGGACTTATAGTATTATATCCTTCAAAATAGGTCTGACGGTTGAAACGAAGTTCTGGTACACTCAGAGAGCTGCGCAGGACCAGAGCCTCCAGCTCGGCACGGGCGTCCTCACCGATGTAACCTCCAGAAACGCCGGTAACGAAATCACCGAACTTGGCGTATTTCTTGATGACGGTTCCGCCCAACAGGGATAATAGGAAACCGGTGCGTTCCTCCGTATCCTTGCGCATGAACATGATCAGCGAGCGCAATGCGGAATACACGTTATGGTCTGTCGCAGGGGTGGAGTCGTGGCTTCCGATCACATACACACCGCTGCCACCATCGCCCGTATAGGTCTGTCCCTTTAGGGTAAGGCTCTCAACCTTTTCCTCCAGCTCCCCGATACGGGAATAGGCGGCGGTTTCCCCGACAGTATAAACAGGTGAGTCAAAGGAATAGTCAAGATTGAATTCAAATCCGATAACCCTTGACTGTCTTCCGTTCTCGAAATAAGCCTTGTTGATAAGGTTGACCTTTTGACCGATGCCATAGAAATTATGAACGCCATCCTCACGGTATGCGTCATTTGACATCATCGTGCAGCCATAGGTACTCGGGTCTATCTTGGATTTGGCAGCGTACTTTTCAGTCTTTTCCTTCAACTCCTGCTCGGCGGCACCCACAAGCCCCAGTTCGGTTATTTTCGTGCTGTCCCAGCCGGAAAGCACATATTCATCTCCATCCTGGGGAAAGAGCACATCACCGGGAAGCGGTCTGCCATAGTCCTCATTCCTGACTATCTCCCAAAGCTGTGCCTCAGGGTTCCATCCGCCATCCTCCAATTTCTCCGGCTTTCCCTCAGGATTGAACTTCACGGCGAACTCCAAACCGTTGAGAAGCCCGGACGCGAAACGTATCCTCAGCTCCTGACCGGGGAGGATATATTTCTCGGAAAAGTTAACACCCGTGTCCCTAAAGCGGTAGGCATTCCATTTTTCCTCGGTGGTTGTGCCGTCCTCATTCTCCACCTTGTCCGTCACTTCGATAGTGGTGACATCCGACATGATGCCCGTTCTTCGGGGATAGACTTCATCGAAGATAACCACCTGCTCGACGGCTTCCTCGGTAGTCATATCAGGATAAGCGTCAATGTAAGGAGTGCCTTCGGGCAACATTAAGCGTTTTTGCACCACGCCGTTCACAACCACAGTCTCGTCAACCGGACGGTAGTCAGATGGGATATTCTTTGTTGAACCAAAAGCGTAGATACGGGTGGCATAAGTGGACCGGGATTCTGACTGTGACATTTCCTGCACGTTTTTCCCGATTTCGAAATCCACCGCATCGCCAGACTCACAACGTCCGAAATGGATGATGTTTTCAGTCACCCAACATTCGCAATCCCATTTCTTCGCCATCTCAAAACAAGCGTCAAGGATGTTGATGTTATCGTAACTCATCAACTGGGACTTGTTTTCGACTGTGGAATCAATGGAGAAAACAAAATCCTGTCCTTTGTATGTGTAACCAAGAGCTTTCAAATTTCTAAGGACTATACCGGCTTGTACGTCAAGCGGGGCGGTCAGGTTCCAGGACGCCTCCTGTCCGGTCGTCTCCGGGGTATATTTGAAGATTTTGTTTTTCCATTTCCAGTAGTAGGCGTCAAGTCTTAATTCGTAATCGTAGCCGGCGGTATTGGTGTTGAATGCGGGCTTCTGCAAGTCGCACACCTCGAACAATCCGAAGTTACATTCCACGTATGAGCCAAGTTTGAAATATATGGGATTCTCTAAGGAGAACTTTAACATGATGTAGTCCTCCTTCATCAGAGTGAACTTACGCTTGCAGCCTTCATTGATCAAAGTTGTAAGCAGGATAGCACCGGATATGTCTTTGATGTCGATTTGTTCCATGTCTTCAAAGTTCGGGGATAAAAAAAAGAGTGCCCAATTTTGAGCACTCACATACACGACAATAAAACCAATGTCGTGAATTAGCTTCTGTTTGCCGGATTTGGCTCGTTAAACTTGGCTGAAATTTTTCCGAAAGTTCGGTCTAAACTCTGTGCGTAAGTGACACTCTTGCCAGTATAAATAAGATGGTAAACCTCGCTACTATTAGCAGGAATCTGAATATCAACCACACCTTTATACAGTTCATCAAAGAAAGCTTTCTTCTTTGCTTGATAATCAGACTGAGAATTACTCTCGATAGTGAACGAAAGAGTTATTTCCCTCTCATCGACTTTAGGATTATTGATTATTACCCGTTTCCCATGTTCAAGTCGGCTTTTGTTCTCAATAAAATCCTTCATGGGAACGGATGCCCCAATAACATCAAGAAACCCCTCTCCCATTCTCACACCCCATGTTGTATAAGCGTTTTCGCCATTAATTAATAATTCATCCATAGACTATAATTTTGCTGTATTCTTTTTAACTTCTGCTATATCTCTTTGCATCTGTTGAATAGGTTTGACGATTGCCCCTGTATTTTCTGAAATCTGTACCAATTCAAGATAAGATTGTGCTATCAAATCTCGCGTATCATCAGCGATATTCCTTGTTTCCGTATTTATGGAAAGTAGAGCATCTGCTTTTACTGTCAGTAGATTAAGTGATTGAGATTGAATAATATTCTGATTTTTTATTTCTTCTCCTGCAATCTGCAATGCTGTAAACCTACCGTTCAACTCTTCGCCAGTATCTTGACTCATTGCCTGAAAACCTTTGGATGAAGCTGACTGGGATGTTGATTCTTGCGAAATCTTGTCATATCCGGTTGCTGCGGCAAGCTCGTCACGGAGCTTCATGGCTTCGTCCACCATTTCGTTCCAACCCATAAAATCACCGTCACCATTCAGCAGTTTATCCATTTCATCAGAATCCAATGTACCGTCATTTTTCATGGAATTGCCGAATCTGTCATACCATGCTCTCAGTTTGTCACTAAACTGTTCACCAATGGCATTTGACAGCATCGCCTGCATGAAATATTTGGATATGTCATCAGCAAAATCCTCCGCACTCTTCTCCATATCCATCAGACTGCTTATAAAACTGTCATACATGGAATCGAATGACATTCCGATCAGGCCCTCATAAAGACTGTCGGTCAGTTCTTCCAGTTTTCCTGCCTGCTCTATATAATCATCCAGCTTGTCGGTAACACGCTCACCGTAACCTCCCTTACCGGAAGATTCCATGATATCCCATAACCATACGTCCGACCGTAGAGCCTTCATCTGTTCGGGGGTCAGATTCCACAAGGAATCAGTGCCGGAGAAATCCTGCATGCCGGTAGCTTTTCTTGCGTGTTCCAGCATTTCATCCGTCCATTTCAGATAATGCTGCCAGCTGCCGTGGCTCTTATGATATCCGGCTTGCTCCTTTGCTATTTGCAGATAGTTTTTATTGACTTCCTCCTGATACTTTACAGCTTCCCTGTAAGATTCAACCGATTTCATTCCCTTGCTTGCCTTCATCTCGTCAGTCAGATCCTCGATGGCCGTTTGCAAAGTTCCATTCCTGTCCGTCAGCCTATCTATCGTTTCCTGTACTTCCTTGGCGTTTCCACCTATTCCAAACAAGGAGTTGAAGCCTCCGAATGAGATTGCGTTCAGGATGTTTCCTATGCCGTTCCTCAATGACTTGCCGATTGTGACAAACAAATCCCCTGACAAGACATCACCGATAATTCCACTGACAGCGTTCAGAACAGCATCAAGCAGACCACCGACAAGATCACTTAATCCGTCTTTGAGTACGTCAATGATGGACAGAATCCATCCGACAATGGGGACCTCCTTAAGAGATTCTGACGTTTTTCCTATGACATCCTTGAATCCGTTCACGGTTTTGATAATTCCGCTATATGCGTTATACAATCCACCGGATGAAATCTGCTGCAAGCCTCCCAACAAATTTTCCATGCTTGCTTTCAGTCTGGTGGCGGTATCAGTCACATTACGCTGGGCCTGATTGGCGATATCAGTCTGTGTCTTCACATTGGCGGATGCAATGTCAGCATTCTGCCGTGCTGTTTCAAGAGCGTTTGCTGCGGCTTGTTTCTCACTTTCCGTTCCGCCCTTCTGCGCTTTGGTGTAATCATCCTGTGATTTCTTTAGTCTTTCCAAAGCAGCTGTTTCAATCCCTATGGCACTGATACGATTCTGTTCTGCTATTTGATAGGCTTTTACATCCTCTCCAAGTTTCTTGAAGTTGACTCCACTTGTACCACCCAAAGACTTTTCCATCTGGCTGATGGCGTCAATCAATGATTTCTGGCTTGCCTGATCGGAGTTCTTGAACTTGTCAGTCCGTACATATTTTTTCGCTTCGTCCAAGGCGGGCTTTATCATGTCGGAAAACATGGAACCAAACTCACCGAACACAGTAACCCAATCTATATTGGCTTTTATGGCTTCTGTTTCCTTGTTCTGTATGGCAACATCACGTTGTTTCTCCAGTAACTTTACTTGTGCACTATTAACACCGTTTTCTTCCTGTGCTTTCCTTATTTTTTCCGCATACTCTTGGGCGATAGCCAATTTCTGCTGCTGGAACGTGCCATATTCTTTCAAGTAGTCGTTCAAAGCCTGTTGTTCGGCTTTCAGCTGTCCTTCAGTTACATCGGAAATATCTTTATCTCTCATACTTTCGGCATTGGTATAAGCTTCTGAAATTTTCTGTGCCTGCTTGTCGGCCAGCTTACCGTTACCGGCTTTGCTCCATTCTTCCTCCTGTTTTCTTATCGCATCAATCTGTTTCTGATAATCAAGGTCAATCTGTTTCAACTTCTTTTCCGTGCCTTCTCTCATCAGGTTGATTTCATCCTGTTGGTTCTGACGGTGAAGTGAAAGAAGTTGTTCGGCTGTCTTTTTTTGTTCTTTTTTTTGCTTTTCATCAGCTTTTTCCTGCTTGGTCAAAGAACTACCAGTAATACCGCCCAAATTTTTATAGGCCTTTTCAGTTGTTTCTACTCGTTTCTTAGCTTCTTCATACAGCTTTGAAGTAAACTTGGATTTATTCTTTTCTATTTCAGAAAGTTTCTTCTTAGCATCATCCCAGTCTTTCTTCGCTTTCTCATAATCCTGCTTGTAAGTAGTAGGGGATTTCTTTTTAGCCAACGCTCCATTAATTGAAGAAATAACACTTTCTAAATCTCCCCCTTTAACCATCATCCCGTTTACAACAAAACCATTGCGTTTGGATGCAGACGATTGAGCAAGTTTCAATTCCGTTTCAAGCTTCTCCTTAGAATAGTTTTTAAGATTGGATTTGTAAGCGGAAATATTATCATCGAACATGTCTTTCTGATACTTTTTTAAAAGTTCAGAGTTTTTCTCCATTTGCTCACGCACCTGTACGTATGACTGATTACCAGAAAACATTTTCCATATTTCTTTATCGGAATCAGACATATTCTTCCGTAAATCAGGATTATCAAATAGCTGCAAATATCTCCGTTGGTTAGTAATCGTTTGTTTTAGAGCATTATAATCATCTCTCCTGCCTTGAACAGAACGCCTTGAATCTTCTTCGTTTATTTTTTGCTTCAACTTTAAGATATCCTCCAACTTTAGCTTTTCAATATCGTATTGTTCGAAAATTTTAGGATATTCTTTACGAAGTTCTTCTAATGATTTTTGCCGAGTAAGAGTAGCCAAACTCTCATCACGAGCAGCCGTCAATAATTCTTCGATTTTCAGCTTGTGTTCCTGTTCTTTTTTAAATGCTGCATCTTTAATGCCGTTATATTCTTTTTGAGCACGGGCGGCAGCAGTTGTACTATCAGACATTGCCCACATTGTAGTAGCAAGCCCACCGATAACGACAGTTAAAGCTACATAAGGATTGGTAAGCATTGCAGCGTTTAAAGCTAACTGCGCTTTTCGTGCCAATAAACGGGCATTGGTAAGTCC